TAAACCCTAAGAAGCTCTTTCTCTGGAAGGACTTTGTATATCTTTGAATTATCAAAAGTAAATGTTTGTGTTTGACTGTTTGACCAGCTCTTGTCCTCTTTATTAAAAGATTCTGCAACATACAGAGTACTTGAATTACTCTCCTTGAATATTATTTCAACATCTGTAACATTCTTTGCTCCAGTGTCAAATGAAACATCGACCCTCCCATAATTGTTTACCATGGATTTGTTTAGTCCAGAGGTAAAGTCTATTGAAAAAGTTTTTGGAAAAAACGCAGGCTCTGAAAAAGGAGATATGGCTGAATATTCACCATGCTTATATTTATAGCGATATGAAAAATATAAGAACCTTTCCTCTATACTATTCTCTGCATTAGACGCTGATTGTAGTGTTAGCGACGGAGGGTATAAGGGCGGCTTCTGAACAACATCTATATCGTATTTGTCAAAATCATTCCCATCTATAAGTTTTGCAGAGTTTACTTCAATTCTTCTCGGCGGGTTAATGCCATCCGTAAAAAACAAAAACTTTTTATTATTGTCTATGTCTATTAAAACATTACCCTCAATAAAGTTTGTCTTTGTAAAGTTAAGAACATTGTTATTTCCAGTTCTGGTGTCAAGTAAAACAAATTCTGAAGAATCATTGTCAACATCATACTCACATATATAACTTCCCGTTTCTGATCTAACAAACCAATATATCATATTGTTTGCATCATCTGCAACCGAACCTATACATATAGCATTGGTGCCCATATTAAGACTTGTGAGCACAGCATTGGACATTTCATTTTCAACAGACCCTACGTCGGATCCAGTTGAATTAGAAACTTTAAGATTTAATGCATCACGATACTCCCCCTTCCGAACAAGTCGTTCATCGAGGTCTTTGTTCATTTTTCCAGAACTAAAGATATTTTTAAACTTCATTATTTAATCCATTTGTTTCTTCCCTTCAATGTTTGAATCAAATCGAAAGGATGGATGTCCATTAAACGGATTTTCATGTTTTTCATCGAGGCATACGCTTCATTTTTAATTCTACGAACAACGTATTCTTGAACATTAAACTTATGCTTGATAACTTCGTATGCTATTTGCTTATACATGTAGTCTTCTGCCAGCTTGTTTATCTGTATTTCATCTTCAGTTAAATAATCCAATCCATCTGTTATGTATTCAATAACAACATATTTGCCTTTTACTTCAGAGCTAAACCTTATAACACCAGCTGCTTTGTCTATATTGTATCTTCCATTAACATTAGATATTGAAGGATCCAATCCAAACCTTCCTCCAAAAAACTCATCACTTAAAGATGATACCGCATCTTGAGTTGTATTTTCAATTTGAGATAGCTTATCATCTATATAAGAATTTCCCTCTAGGGCTACCCCATTACTATCAAACAAAATGTTATAGTTATTATCTTGAAGATATGCTTTAGCGATTGTAGTGTTGTTGTCAACCATTAAAGGATGCAACCTTCCCCTTTCATCTACCCAAGACAATCTAACTAGATTAACGAAATCTTTTGGGAGAACAAGCTGCAAAGTATCTGGAAGCTCCAGCTCCAATGCTTTTACATTTCTTAGGGCATCATAGTTTAATTCTTGAACGGCCCTTTTAGCATGAAAGACAACATCAAACCTACTAACATTATTAATTAACTTTTCATCTCCTACATAAAACAGATAGAAGTTGTTTATAATATTTTTAAGAGACACAAATTGTGAGCCACCATAATTGTCTGCCGAGGAATAATATTGTTGATCAGTTAAGGCCATCTTATGCTTCTTTGCTTGTATTTACCTGGTCGATAGTTGTAGCCGCTTGCGTTACTTCTGATTCTCTAATCGTAACACCAGTCAGTTTCAATATCTCTACAATCAAGTTTACAGACTCATCTTCATCTAGTTCAAAATCTTGATAGTCAGGTGCGTTAATATTAAATATTGGATTCTCTCCAACAGTATTATAGGTCCATTTAGGATCTTTTGGATTTCTAATAAATATAAAATCTACATTTTGAGCAAGTGTTGTTGGGTAAACAATAATATCGCTACCCCTATCAACAAACACTGGGTAATTCTCTGTTGGATCGGTAAGGTTTGAACCAACTAAATATCTTTCCTTATCTCTCGACACCTGTTCGACATCTTTGTTGTTGTATCTAATAGCCACTAAATGCTGAATGCTTGATGGCTTTACATATCTATCAATAGATTTTGTAACAGTCTCCTCTACAGTAAACGCCTCTAAGGCAGATTTTAAAATATCCACTCGATCCATAAAGTCTGTAGAAATCATCCTAGAATTTCTTTGAGCCACCATCCTTGAGTACTCAGAAACCTTTTGATTAAACAACAATTGTTGCGCATGTTTAGCATACGAGTTAAATTGCTGAGGCGTAATGAAACCTCTATTCTCCTTATTGAGAACAGTTAAAACAGTATTTCTTACATGATTTATCATGATACAAATGTACGAAAAAAAAAGAGGTCGATATTTTCGACCCCTTCATTTCAGCTACAGTTTAGGTGGATTTACTATAGCTTGTTGTTTATGGCCTGAAGTACATCTAGTCCCTCGTCTGTTTTAAAGTAAACAGCTAATGCGCTATATACATTTTCTCCATAAGGAACAGTAATAATCTTTTCTTTTTTGCCATCGTTCCAGCAAACTGTTCTTTGATCATCCTTAATAAATAAGATTCCCATCTCAACAGATCGGACCGCTATGTTTCTTAAGTTAATGTTTTCGTCCTTAGTTAAATCAATAAACTCTTTAGGGTTTTTTCTAGCGTATATAAGCATGTCTCTTCTTATTTCGTTTGAGGCCATGTCAGATACTCTTCCTTTCAAAACAACTCTAGCGATAGCTTCTAAATCTTCTATAGGAAGGTCTTTAGCTATGTTCATTGCTTCTAGTTCTTGCTCTACAGTTTTAACTTCTGATTCAGCTTCTCTGTTTGCATCAAACTCCATGTACACCTTATTAAGGTCAGGATGATATATAGATAAAAATTGCTGCAAAAGAGTATTTTCTTTTGGAACAATAAGCTTTCCATCTTTAAAGATTACAGCTGGAAGTGTTACATCCCCCATTTGCTCATCTTCAAATATTGAAACTTGGTTTGATGCATATCTTAAAGATCTGCTTCTAGTTCCATCAAAATATTGCAGGGGTTTGTTTAGGTGATGTCGTGAACGCAATATGTAGTTCACAGGAGTCAATCCTCCTTTAAGAATATAAATTCTGTCTTTTAGCTCCCAAGAGGAAGCTGGGTTTTTTCTAGGCATTTTATTAAGTATTAAATTAAAATCAAAAATGACAGGTAATGGGGGCCGAAGCCCCCAGCCTATCCAATCAAATTACTTCATCAAGATAAAGTTGTTAGCGCCAAGCACACATAGTGCACGCTCAGACAAGAAGTGTACTTGCATTGCATCCAAGTCGCTAGACATTCCAGCTCCTCCAGCAGATCCAACTACCCAAGACTTATACTTTCTGTCTTCAGCTTCTGACTTGCGATATTTTACATGTAAGAAAGGACGAGTAGCGTTCTTCCCTAGAATCTGATCGTAAATAGTGGTGGTACCAGCAGGTACAATAACTCCGTCTACACCAGCAGTTAAAGCTCCTGTAGTAGCGTCATTCAAATATTTCCAATCAGACTTGTAGAAATCATATCCCAAGTTAAAGCCCATAAATCCAAGATTTAAGGCCATGCTTTCGTCGTTGTCAAACAAACCATAAGATGCAGTAGAAGCACCAGAGTTATTTTGAGCAGCCAAAACAGTATCAATCTCGAAAGATTTAGTTCTGTTAACGAACATGACGTTTTCTTGAATAGCTCCTTCTTTATCTAGAACTTTAATTAGTTCTTCAATGTCAGTTCTACCTTGAATTGAACCAGTAGAAATGTTACCTCTGTTTTCGATTTCATAGAACAAACCTTTAGTTCCTTTGTATCCAGCTCCTTCAGCACCAGAAGAGGTTGCAGCAGGTCTACCTTCCACCAAAGAAAGTTCTAGGTAATCTTCAAAACGCAAACGAGTTTCATGCTCTGATTTCAAATACCATAGATATCCAGTAGCGCCATTTTCAGTAGTGACCTCAATCCATCCGATCTGAGCTAAGTCAGAACCATTAACTTCATATTTATCTTTGATAATAATTGGGTTATTGGTTTGGATATCTTTAGGAGCCTCTAGACTTCCAGACATTCCATTAGTTCCTTTTTTAAATTCAGAACCAAAAGCAAACACACTAAGGCCAGTTGTGGCAATAGCTGCTGCAAGATTCGCATTCTCATAAGAGGCAACTGTAAATGTATTTGTGGTTGTCGCAGTTATGATGGCTTTTTCCTGGTCAGTTCCGTCAGAAATAATTACTGTTTGGTTTACTCGGAAAGGGTGGCCATTAGAGGTGATTACATCAGCAGTTCTAGTTGCACCAGTTACAGCTAGGTGAAGTCTTCCTTGCTCAGACCACTGAATTACATCAGAGGCAAAAGGCATTTCAGCTCCTACCATTCTTAGAAAAGAAGATACAGAACGATTTCCGTATTTTTCAAATTCTTTTTCGTGTACATCGGGAAGGTATTGAGAAGTAAACTCAATACTTGACCCAAGATAATTACTTGAAAGCGTAGCTTTCGAAGGAGAGGGGGTTAAAGCTCCACCTACTCCGGTCATTGTTACAGACATGTTTAAATAGTTTTAAGGTTTTTAGTTTCTTTTTCTAATTTTAAACTCAAACTGATCATCAGATTCTACCACTCTAAACTTAGTCCCTGTCGTATCGGTAACAACATTCTCCCTTACGCCCATGTCTATATTTTTAGTTTCCTTAATAATATTTCCAGTGGCATCTGCTTTTCCCTGATCATAAAAATGTTTTGCTATGGCATCAGGATTCATCGCCGTAAACAACGAGCGATGATATGCAGCTGGGTCTTTTAAAAGTCCATCCTCATTCAAATGCTGAGAGATAAAATTTTGAACATTGCTCTGAACGGACTTAACTTTCTCAATATCACTTGGTTTAAAAACCTTCTTCGAATCTCCCAAGTTAAATTCAAAACCTTTGAACTCTTCGGAAAACAAAGCATTAGTTTTCTCAGTGAAATGAGAAGCTTGTTTTTTCTGAATAACAGAATCCTTTTCAGATTTAGTTTTATATTCATCATAAAAGCTAAACGCCTCTTTGTAAGCATCAGGAATATCAGCCTCACTAGACTCTAGTGGCGCTTTGTATTTTTCCTTCAGGCCTTCAAAATGATTTCTAGCTTCATACAATGCTTCTTTATAAGCAATCTTTTTAGCTTTAACTTCCTTATCATCATCTAACTCTTCATCATAAGAAAATTGTTCACTTAAAATATGCTCTATGTCTCCCCGATCTAAATGTGGTTTAGTTTGCTCGTAATACTGACGAATTACATCAGCATCTGAAACAGACGCCCAATCTTTTTGAAGTTCAGCAAAATCACTAAATGACCTTCCGGTCTCTTTCTTGTATTGCAAATACTTCTCAACGTCTTCGGGAAGATTTTCTTTTTCGGTATTTGAAAGAACGTTTTTAAGATCGTCCATGGAGCCTAGCTCCACTTCGTATCTTTCTTTTAATTTACTCAGAAACCAATTGTCATCTCTATCTGGTTCCTCAGTTAATATTTTTTCTTCGGTTTCGGCTTGGCCTTGCTCTTCGGTTTGGCTTTGCTCTTCGGTTTGGGTTTGCTCTTCGGTTTGCTGTAGTATCCCATCTTCATTTTTTGTTTCTAAACTTTCAGTTTCCGTAGCAATTTCTTGACTAGGCTCCCGAACTTCATCTTGTGTTTGTTCTGCTTCAGGCTGTTGAGGCTCTATTCTGTTCCCCTCATCATCCAAAGCATAAACTTTGAAATCTTCCATTTTATTTAAATTAAATTAGTTTACAAAATTACGAATAATTAAACTTTTGTAAAAGCTTAATAATCAGTACTTAATAAATCTTGACCATCAAAGTCTATTGGATCTAAGTCCTGTTGCCTTTGTTGAATAAGTTTCGATTGTTGAGTTGCCTGCTTAGCAGTCCTCTTGTCTTTTCTGTCTTCTCTATACTTCTCTTTAGTTAACTGACCTTGAACTTGCATCCCTTGAATATTTCCTTCTAAAGATTTTTGAGCCTGTATAAGCCGTAGCTTTAATGCAAACTCTTTTTCCATCTCTAACAATTTAAGGTCAGACTCCATTTTCATTAGCTCCATATCAGCTTGCTTTTTAGCCATCTCCCTTTGTTGCTTGGCTTGCTCAGCAGCCACTGACGCACTTTGATTTGCTTGAGCTTGTTGTTGAATGTTTTCTTGTTGCTGTTTCCTTGCGTCTCTTTCTCTGCTTTGCTTTCTTACTTTTAAAAGTTGAGAGGCTATTTTTACATTTCTTACATTTCTGATATCTATAGCGTCATCAATGTCAATTTTACCTTGTGATAAAGAAGTATTTATGTGTTGCTCAAGAACCGCTCTTTCTTCTTCATCAGGATGAAGCTCGATGTATATTCCAAAATCATGATGATGAAGATCTTTAATTTCTTTCAAAATCTCCATGCTGTATCTTCCAATTGATTTCGCAAAGTCTTCCTTAAACTCTGAATATTCTAATATGTCAGACATCCTATAAGTAATCCCTTCGGCTAATCTTCTAGTGGTATTTAAACCGGACCTTA